GTCGGTATCTCGGAGACTCCGACGATATGAAGGAAGGCAACGAGGCGGACAAGCTTGAGGTCACGCTGAACCCAATTGAGATTGTCCAAATCATAGACGGCGTCGAAGTGGTGCTCTTGTGAGTGACGCAAAGTCGAAGATTGAGGAGATCGAGGCAAGGCGAGCAGCGCGCAAAGCCGAAATCGCGACCGCGCGAGAGGAACAGTATGCGCTCGACTTGGAGGCGCTCGACGGCTTGGAGGTCGAGCATGGAGACGGTGCGATTGCTCGTCTCGACGTCGAGCGCTTCGTTTCTGGACACCCAACCTTCATTGTCATGAAGGCCCCCAGCGGGATCCAGTATAAGCGCTTCTGCGACCAAGTCGCGCAGGCGACGAAGAAGCAAGACCCGAAAGGTCGAAGGGACGCAGAGAATCTTCTTGGTGCGTCGTGCTGGGTATATCCGGCTGAGGAAGAGAAGAGGAAGGCAATGCTCGACGCATTCCCTGGACTCCTCCTGTCGATCGCAATCAAGGCTGCGCAGCTGGTGGAAGCGAGGGAGGCGAAGGAGGGGGAAGGCTGATCCGACGCATAGACGCCGCAAGGCAGTCTCCAAGTGCGCTTGCGGATTGCCTCTTGTCGTGGGCTCGGAACGAGGAAGAGACGGACGCTAAAGCGGGCGCGTTCGTCGTCTCGGAAGTGATGCTGCTAATTCGAAAGGCGCTGAGCAAGTAGCATGGCTGACAACGCAACTACCTTCAGCATCGACCTCGCTGTAAAGGCGGAGGGGGTCAAGTCCGCTGCAGACTTGCTCGACGTCTACGCTCAGAGGCTAGACGGCGCGAGCCAAGCTGCGACCGAAGCGAGTGAGGCGGTCAAGGCTAGCTCCGCTGCGTACAAGTCCGCGGAGACGACCTACGATCGCGCGTCGAAGGCACTCGAGAAGATCAACGTCGCGATGGAGAGCGCCAGCGGGAAGAAGCTGGAGAATCTGATCGCGCGCCAAGGCGAGGCGTCGAAGGCTGTCCTGTCGGCGAAAGGCGCCTTGGAGCAGGAGGCAATCGCCCTCGACCGCATGAAGGCTTCCGCAGCCGCTGCAGATCAGAAAGTCGATCATCTTTCGAAGACGCAAGCAGCCGCGAAGAAGTCGATCGACGAACAGAAGAAGGCGCAGGAGAAAGCGTTCGCGGCAAATGAGTTGCTCGCGTCTAGCCTGGGCTCGATTGGTGGTCCTCTCGGAGTTGTAGGGCAGAAGGCATTTGCCCTGAAGGGAGCATGGGACAAGATGGGCAAGGCGCTGGGCAGCGCCGGCCCCTACCTCGCAGTCGCGTCCGGTGTCGCAGCGATTGCTGTCAGTGTCGCTCTCGTTACGGCTGCAGTGATTGCCGGTGTGGCACACATTACTGCTTGGGCAGTGGGACTCGCCGACGTCGCGAGGACAAATACACTTCTCGCCGCGGGAATGGTTCAGAGTGCGTCGGGCGGAGAGGAGCTAAGCGCCGTCATTGACGATATCACGAAGGCTGTCCCTCAGACGAGGGAGCAGATCTCCTCCATGGCTGCCGAGTTGGCGAAGACGGGACTCCGCGGAGAGGCACTTTACAAGACGCTCCAAGCGAACGCAGAGACCGCAGCCAAGCTGAAGTTTGGTCCCGAGTGGGAGGACCAAATGCTGTCTTTGGATCAGCAACAGAAGCGCCTGCACGCTGGCCTGACGGGACTCTTCTCCGGTCTGCACATTGAAGGTCTTCTCTCCGCTCTTTCCGTGCTTGTCGACACACTCGACGAAAGCAGCGCGAGCGGTCGCGCAGTCAAGGTCGTTTTCGAGACGCTCTTTCAGCCGATCGTAGACGGCGCGACTGGGCTCGTCCCTGTCGTGCGTCACGCCTTCCTTCAGTTCGAAATCCTCGCACTAAAGGCGCTGATTGCAATCAAGCCGTGGGGGTCTGCGATCGTCAAGGTTGGTGAAGTCCTCGCAGTCGTCGCAGCCGTTGTGTTGGGCGCTTTCGCGGTCGCGATTGGTGCGGCTGTCTTCTTCGTTGGAGCGTTCGCGGCTGCTCTCGCCTTGCCGATCGTCCTCTTCTATGAGCTTGTCCGAGGCGCGATCTACGTCGCAGGCGCGATTGCGAACATCGGCACGGCAATCACAGGGGCGCTCGCAAACTTCTCGCTTGTGGACATGGGTGCGAACCTGATCGCAGGACTCGCCGCGGGAATCACCAGCGGAGCGACAGCGGTCGTTGACGCCGTGACGGGGGCTGCAACGGGCGCAATCGACGCAGCCAAGAAGGCGCTTGGAATCGCGAGTCCTTCGAAGGTCTTCGCAGAGATTGGAGCCTACACAGGCGAGGGCATGACGCAGGGAATCCGGGCGTCGAGTGGAAGCGTCGAGGCTGCCATGACCGACCTCGCTACGCCCCCGACTGCGCAGGCTGGCGCTTCGGCTGCTCCCTCTTCTTCCTCGGGAAGCACCTACCAAATCACAATCAACGCAGGCGCAGGTGCGGAAGATATCGCGGAGAAGCTCCGTCAAGTCATCCTCGACATTACGGAAGGCGCGGCGATCCAACTCGGTGCTGCGGTGCCTGCATGACGACACCGAATCCCATAGACCACGGGGAACTGTTCGACTCGATCATCCTCGCTGGGGAGATCTCCCCAGGCAAGGTGACGCTGTCGGGTCACGACCGGAAAGCTTCGTGGGACGTGAAGAAGGGGCCGGGGCTGACGGGCGCAACCACGACCTTGAAAGAGATCCCGCCGATCGAATTCACTGCCTCGTTCTATCTCGTTCGGGACGACGCACAAGGCATTGACCAAATCTCAGAATGGCCCCTGTTCCTTCGTGTCATCGACTCCACAATCTCAGGCCCGAAACCGAAGGCTGTGGACATCTATCATCCTGACCTCGCGTCGCAGACCCCACCCATAACGAGCGTCTGCAAGGCAGGTGTTGCCGGTGTCGTGCACGACGGGAAAGGGGGACAGACCGTTGCCGTCAAGTTTCAAGAGTACCGCTCGCCAAAACCGGCTGGAGGTACCCCCTCGGGGTCGAAGACCAAGGCGAAGAAGGAAGATCCCGAGGCAGCCGCGCTCGCGGAGATAGCTCGCCTGACTGCCGTTGCAGAGAAGACACCATGGGGCTGAAATACTCCCTCGCAGGTCTTCGTGTCACGCAGGCGCGCGTCTATCTCCACGCCTGGGGCGCGTGGTATGCCGACGTCTCTGTCGATGGGGAGCATGCCCTCTCAGGCGCGGTCGCTCTTGTTCTGAACGACGCGACCTTCCGTGGCACTGTCCTGTCAGGGGGCGCGTCGTTCGGACGCTCGGACTTCCGTATCGTCGGGGGCGCAGGGGGCTGGGGCAAGATACTTCCCAAGCGCTCCTATGCGAACGACGCAGGGGTCAAGCTTGCGTCCGTCGTCGCCGACGCTGCTCGCGAGTGCGGCGAGACCTTCGACGCGTCGACGGCCCCTGCAGGCGCTCGCCTTGGTCCTGCGTGGACGCGCCCCTCAGGCCCTGCGTGCCGAGTCTTGGAGCAGGTCTCTCCCTCGTCTTGGTACGTCGACGAAGCAGGCGTGACGAAGCTCGGACGGAGAGCAGCCACGACCTACTCAGGCAAGGCTGCTCGTGTCTCGCCCCTAGACAGGTCTCGACGAAGGCTCGTCCTCGCAGCGGAGGACTTCGCGCCCCTCGTTCCCGGTGTCGTGGTTGACGGGCTGGAGGCAATCGACGTGCTGCACTCCGTCGACTCCGAGACAGGCGCGCGCACAACGATCTACGGGAAAGGAATCGCGACCGCGTCGAAGCTGCTCGACGCCTACCGAAAAATGCTCGATCAGCTCGACCCCGATCGGCTGTTCCGAGGGACGTTCGAGTATCGCGTCGTCTCCCTCGAAGGCAATCGCGCGAACCTACAGCCCGTCCTCGTCTCAACAGGTATGCCAGACCTGCAGCGCGTTCCTGTGCGCTCAGGTCTCTCCGGCGCGAAGTCGCAGCTTGCCCTCGGGTCTCGAGTGCTTCTGACGTGGGTCAACGCAGACCCCGCGAGACCCGAGGTCGTGGCTTTCGAGGACGCTGACGGGGAAGGCTTCCGACCCGTCATAACGGAGATCGACGCTCAGAATTTCGTCAAGCTGGGGGCCGGTCTGCTTCCTGTCGCGAGACAAGGAGACCTCGCAGGGGGAATCTTCCCTGTGGTGACCACGCAAATAAAGGTGAAATCGTGAGCCTAAGCGCGTCTCGTATCTCCTCTGCAATTAGTTCGGCTTTACAAGCCTCGCCGATAAATGCGCAACCAGGCACAGCACTCACAGCGCTGTGCGACGCAATCGCTACTGCGGTCGTCAATGAGATCACGGGTCATGCGGTCGTCAATCCGACGCTGCTTGTCTCCGCAGCCCCAGGGTCGCCCGTCACGGGAACAGGGACGGTGTCGTAATGGCGTCAGACTTCGGGAAAGACACAAGCTGCACTGACGTTTTGCGCCCTGGGCAGTTCGTGACAGGCGTGCGACTCGTCGCAGAGGCTGCTTTCCGTCGCCTCACGACCCCGCGGGGAATGCTCCGAGGGGGCGAGGACGAAGCGAATTACGGTCTCGTCTTGCTAGACAGGGTCGGCACAGTCTCTACCAAGTCAGAGGCAGTCGCGCTCGGAGGACGTATCCGAAACGAGCTACTGAAAGACGAACGAATCGAGTCTGTCGACGCAACGGTCGTTACGGTGCAGCAAGGCCCTGTGACGATTCTCGACGTGACGGTCGAGGCAGAGACGAGAGAGGGGCCGTTCGCCTTGACGATCCAAGTGGACGAATTGTCCGCGCAATTGCTGAACATCTCGACGGAGTCCTAATGCTGTCCCTCGCGACCCTGATCATTCAGCAGACGAAAGAGCAACTCTATGACCTCGCACTCGGCATCGCGGAAGGCGTAGGCGTCGACACCTCGACGTGGCAGGCAGGCGACCCTACGCGGTCGCAATTCCACATTGAGTCAGAGCTGCTCGCCTCTCTCGAGACAATGGTCGTAGGTTTCATCCGCAGCGGGTTCCTTGACTATGCGTCGGGTGACTGGCTGAAGGTCCTCGCTGAGCAGGTCTTCAACGTCACGGTTCCCGGCGCATCTTACGCCTCGACGACCGTCAGGCTGACGAACGGCGGAGGGGGACTCTACGACATCGACGCGAACGACCTGACTTTCAGAAGCACCTCGGGAAAGACGTTCCACAATACGACGGGTGGCGTCCTCGCTTCTGGCGAGACGCTTGATCTGACGGTCGTCGCTGACGAGGCAGGGGCTGCAAGCAACGCAGGTGCGGGGGAAATAGACTCCCTCGTGACGACGCTGCTCAACATCACTTGCTCGAACGCAGCTGCGGCTGTCGGCACCGACGAGCAGTCGGAAGCGACGACAAGACAACAGTGTCGAGACAAGCTGGGGAGTCTCTCGCCGAATGGGCCGAAAGACGCTTACTCCTACGTAGCGAGAAATCCCGACCTCACAGGTACGAGCGCGGTGACGAGAGTGCGCGTCTACCCCGACTCAGACACGGGGGAGATTGCCGTCTACGTCGCTGGTGCTTCGGGGGCTGTCGGTGCGCCGGACGTCGCGCTTGTCGAGGAAGCAATCGCAACCTACGCGACCCCGCTGTGCATCACACCCACAGTGCTTTCTGCTTCGTCCGTCACAGTCCCTGTGACGTATGAGATTTGGATCTACAAGTCTTGCAATCGGACTTCGGCCGAGGTGCAAGCGGACGTGGAGAGCGCCTTGGAGGCAGCGTTCGCGCTGCGTCCGATCGGAGGGGACATTATCCCTCCAGCGACGTCGGGAAAGCTCTACCTCTCACTCATCGAGAGCACAATCAAGGGCACCTTTCCTCAGGCTTTTCGAGTCACTCTCGCCGCGCCTGCAGGAGACACAGCCCTCAGCGTCGGGCAAATCGCCGCACTTGGCACAGTGACCCCGACCGTCAATCTCATTGCCGACCCCTGAGCGACCATGGCAGTAGACCAAAACTTCAGACGCATTCGGCAATTCATTGCGCCGCGATGGCTCACAGAGGGGGCTGGCGGACTCGTCGGGTATGCCCTCGACCTCGTCAAGGATTCCTACCGTCTCCGAGCTTTGCTTGGCTTATTGTCTCGCTTCCCACAGAACGGCCCCAACGGAGAGACAGCGCCCCCTGACGCGCTCGCAGCGCTGGGGCGAGATCGACGCGTCGTTCGCGGGTTCAATGAGAGCGATATTTCCTATGCCGTGCGCCTCCGAGCATGGCTCGATGATCGCAGAACAGCGGGGAATCCTTACACTCTCATGCAGAAACTGGCGGAATATGTCGGCGTAGACGCAGGGTTCGTAATTAAGACCGTCGACACGCACGGGAATTGGTACGTCCGAGAGGCGGACGGAACGCGCTCCCTTTTTCTGCGTGCGTCGAATTGGGATTGGGATGGTTACTCTGACCTTTGGTCAAGGTTCTGGGTGATTTTGCACCCACCCGCAGATTTCTGGCAGGAGGGTTATGACTGGGGCGACGCTGCAGGACCTAGTTGGGGAGACGCTTCCGGGACGTGGGGAAGCACTGCGACCTACGATCAGGTTCAGACGATTCGCGGACTCATTGCGGATTGGAAGCCTGCAGGCACTCGCTGTGTCAATGTCATCGTCGCCTTCGACCCCGCGAGTTTCGACCCCGAGGCTGCGCCGCTCTCAGCCGGTTTGCCTGACGGTCTTTGGGGCCGTTGGTCGAAGATCGAGGCTGGTGTTCAAGTGCCTGCTCGTCTCTCGACGGCGCGCTACTGGAGGGGGACATGAGTAGCACCTACGCAGGAACATCAGCGTTCGCTACGGACATCACGATTCCTGACGATGGGGACGGGCCCGGCATCCACGCGGCCGACGTGAATGTCGCGTTCGAGGCACTTGCCGATCGCACCGTCTACTTGAAGAACAAGGCGACGTTGAAGGTGGACACCATTTCCGCAAGCGGGAATTGGACTTGCCCTGTGGGTGTGACGTCCGTCCTCTTGTTCGGATGTGGCGGGGGCGGGGGCGGCGC